CTCGGCTCCAGCACCCACCCCTTCGGCTTCACAGGAGAATTTCATGGGCTACGCAGATCCGAACTTTCAGGTCCGCCGCGAGAACCACGCGGGCGAGGCCGGTGGCGCCGCCACCACCGAGTACGGCAAGTTCCGCACCTACCAGAAGTCCAAGCTGCGCCAGGTGCACGCCATCGTGACCGTCGCCGGCACCGTGGTCGGCCACAAGCTGGACGTCTTCCGCGGCACCACGTCGGTGGGCACGATCGCCCTGGGCACCAGCGCCGCCGGCGTGATCGCCTCGAGCGGCGCGCTGAACCTCGACATGGCCAGCATGGAGCAGGTCAGCGTCAAGACCGGCGCCGACACCGTGGGCAAGGCCGCGGTGGTGTTCGAGTATTCGACGGCATCCGACGCGGTTCGCACCCGCGACCCGGCGGCCTGATGGACGCGGACAGCATGGCCGATTCGTCGGCCGGCTTCGAGGACGCCGCCGGGCCCAGCTCCGGCGGCGTTTCGCGTTCCGACCTGCGCCGCGGCTACTCCAATGCCGAGACCGACGCAGAACCCGGCGACGGCCTGCTGGGCGGCACCGAGCCGTACGGCGAGCCGGACCGCCACCACGGCTTTCTCGACCGGCCGCAGGGCTGGGAAAGGTAGACCATGAAAGAAGGCTATGTGCCCAACGGCGAGCTGCAGGGCGATGACAAGCCCATGCCCGACCGCGGGACCTCCGAAGGCGTGACCGACACCTACGGTGCCGACCTCGGCCAGAACGCAACCAACCGCCAGGGCAGCATCCGCGGCTCCAGCGGCTCCGATGGGATGGACCCGGCATGAGCGCCCTGAACAAGAAGCTGCCCTTCAACGAAGTCTGGGGCGGCCAGTTCCCCTGGAAGTTCGAGCAGAACGGCAAGCGCTACCTCATGGACGGCAGCGAGTACGTCGAGGACGGCGCTGGCCAGCCGACCGCCGCGCCGGCGCCGGGCCCGGTTCCCCCCAGCCCCAACGAGCAGTCCGAGGCCGCTATCCGCGCTGCCAACGAGGAAGCCGAGCGCGCGGCGTCGTCGGCCGCGCTCGCACAACGCCAGGCCGTGCTGCAGATGGAGGCCTTCAAGCTGCTGGACAAAGGCGCCGAGAAGGTCATCGGGGAGCTCGAGGACCTCGTCGAGGACATCCTGCCGGTGCTGCTGGCCGTCGAGAGCCAGGTGAAGAACCGCAAGACTGTGGTCGAAGCGATCAACGCCCAGATCAAGGCGCGCGCCGATGCCGCCGCCGCGGAAGCCGCCAAGGCCGGCCAGGTGACCGCCCAGCTGCAGTAAGCCTCCGTGAGCATGCAGCACCATCCCGCCCTCCCTTACAAGTACGATCTCGTGCAGCACACGCGCGGGCTCGGCATCGAAGTAGGGGAGGGCATCACGGCGGAGTCCGAGCCGCTGTACCCCCATTTCCGCAAGGTCGAGAGCCTGACCGACGCCGATCGCGCGGCCGGCCTCGACTTCGTGCTGGTCTGCCACGGCTCGCCGGGCATCGAGGTCGAGAACATCAAGGTCGGCGGCTTTCTCTGCGTGGTGCGCCACGGCGGGGTGCAGGTCCTCGAGCGCGACCCGGACTTCAACGGCAAGGCCTCCTGGCACTCGGTGGACCTCAGCATCCCGCCCAAGACCGTGTGCGTCGTCCGCTACGGCGGCTTCGGCGACATGATCCAGGCCGCCAACATCTTCCCGGCGCTCAAGCGCGACGGCTGGCGCGTCGTCGTGATGACCACGCCCCAGGGCAAGGACATCGTCGCGCACGACCCCCACGTCGACGAGTTCCTGCTGCAGGACACCGATCAGGTCCCGAACAACGAGCTGACCGCCTACTGGGACGTGCAGTCCGCCCGCTTCGAGCGCTTCATCAACCTGTCCGAATCGGTCGAGGGCACGCTGCTCGCCTATCCGGGCCGGGCCAACCACGGCTGGCCAGACGCCCTGCGCCGGCGCGAGCTGGGCAAGAACTACCTCGAGTGGACGGCGCAGCTCGCCGAGCTGCCGTACCTGAGCGAGACCCGCTTCTACCCGGCCGAGGAAGAGCGCCAGGCCGCGGACCGCTTCCTGACGCGCATCCGGCGTCGCGCCGCGCAGGTCCCCGAGGTCGGGCCGACCAACGCACCGGCGACCTTCAACATCATGTTCACCCTGGCGGGATCGTCGGTGCACAAGATGTACCCGCATCAGGACGACGTCATCGCCAACGTGCTGGCAGCGCTGCCCGAGGCGACCTTCACCCTCGTCGGCGACTACGCCTGCCAGCTGCTGGAGCAGGGCTGGGAGGAGCACCACCGCGTCAACTGCCTGGCCGGCCGCATCGGCATCCGGGAAACCCTGGCCGTGGCCCAGCGCATGGATTGCGTCGTCGGGCCAGAGACCGGCGTGCTCAACGCCGTCGGCTTCGAGCGCAACGCCAAGGTCATCCTGCTGTCGCACTCCAGCCCGGAGAACCTGACGAAGCACTGGGTCAACACCGAGGCGATCGAGCCGCCGACGGCCTGCTACCCCTGCCACCGGCTGCACCACGATCGCCGCCACTGCCCGGAGCATGAGCCGACCGGCGCCAGCCAGTGCGCCTTCGACATCGACCCCTTCCGGGTGTTCGCGGCCATCGGCCGGGCCTACGCCGGCTGGCAGCAGCTGCGCGCGCTCAAAGGACTTTCGTGACCCTCGAGCAGCTGATCGCCTCCGCCCGCGTTCAAGTCATGGATACCGGCACCCCGCCGGCGGTCAGCGACGATGCGTTCGCCGAGTTCGCCAACGAGGCGGAGGAGGAGGCGTGCCGGCGCGCTCGGCTGATGCTCGACTCGAGCACCGAGGCGGTCTGCCACGCCGCCGCGGCCGCCGGCACGGACCTCGTCGACCTCGACGGCCGCATCATCTTCGTGCGTCGCGTCGTCGTCGTGGGCCAGGCCCGGCCGCTGCAGAAGATCCCGCTTGCGGACCTCGACCAGCAGGGCACCGAGTGGATGGAGGAGGAGGGTGAGGTCATGGGATGGGTGCCGGACTTCGAGAGCGGCAAGATTCGCCTCTACCGCAAGCCCGACACGGACATCGAGCTGCGCCTGACCGTGGTGCGCCTGCCGCTGGAGGCCATGGCCGCTGACGCCGACACCCCCGAGATCAAGCAGCAGATGCACCGGCACTTGGTGCACTGGATGCGCCACCGCTTCTATTCCCTGCCGGACGCCGAGCTGAACAACCCGCGCGCCGCCGCCGAAGCGCTGGCGGCCTTCGAAGCCCAGTTCGGCCCGCCGTCCACCGCCCAGGACGAGCAGTGGATCCACGAGAAACACGGCTTCGACGAGTACGAGGGATTGCGATGACGAAACGCTTCTACGCCAAGGGCGCCGAGCAGGTCCTGCAGGGCAACGTCGACTTCGTGGGCGACACCATCAAGGTGTCCCTGCTCAAGTCGGCGTACGCCCCCAACTTCGCCTCGGACGACTTCTACTCCGACCTCAGCGCCAACGTGGTGGCCACCGCTACCCTGTCGTCGAAGTCGGTGGCCGGCGGGGTCTTCGATGCGGCCGACGTCAACTTCCCTGCCGTCACGCCCGGCGAAACCTGCAACGCGATCGTGGTCTGGAAGGACACCGGCGTGGCCGGTACCAGCGCGCTGCTGCTCTACATCGACAGCGCGGACCTGACCAACTTCCCGGTCACGACCTCCGGCGCTGACGTCGACATCACCTGGGCGAACACCAGCAGCCGCATCTTCGCGATGGTCCCGTAGCGATGGCCATCCAGTACAAGGACCGCGTTGCCGACGCGACGACGACGACGGGCACCGGCGCGCTGACGCTGACGGGCGTTGCGCCGGCCGGGTTCCGGGACTTCGCCAGCGCGGGCTACACCAGCGGCGCTACGGTGCGCTACTGTGTCGCCACCGCCGACGGTATTGCATGGGAAGTCACCGAGGGCGTCTGGACCGCCGGCAACCTGACGCGCGCTGCGGTACCGATTGCGTCGAGCAACGCGGGCGCGCTGGTGAACTTTGCCGCCGGCACCAAGAACATCACGGTCGTGATGACCTCGCGCGACCTGCAGCCTGTCGCCTTCGCCGCCCATCTGACCTCAGCCCAGAACCACCCGGGCGGGAACACGTGGTTCGTCATCAAGCCGCAGAACGAAGAGTACGACACCCACGGCGCCTATGACCCGACGACCGGACTTTTCACCGCGCCCGTTGCCGGCATCTACCACTTCGACGGCGGCACCGAGTCGACCGGGATTGGCGGGTTCACTGCCTTCGCCCTCGTGAAGAACGGAGTCGACTACCCCCGACGCGGTACGACGCACAGCTCGAACCTGGTGTTCGTCTGGAATGTCTCAGGCGACCTCTACCTTGCCGCTGGCGACACCGTGGCGATCGCCCACTACTCCGAACTCTCACGCGCCTTCACGGTGCTGACCACGCACTTCAACGGCCACCTGGTGCGGCCGCTGTAACCCATGTTCGGCACCGCTGCATTCGGCACCGCGGCATTCGGGACCTCGGGCACCGATGCAGCGGTGCAGGCCGCAGCAGCATCGCTCGGCAACATCGTCACCGTCGGCACACCGGCTGCGACCATCCACGTGCTCGCCGCCGCGGCGTCGCTCGGCAACCTCGTGAGTGTTGGCAGCCCCACCGGCCGCGGCAACGTGCACTACGCCAGGTCGCTGGGCCATATCGTCACCTTCGGCCGCCCCACCACCTACGGTGACGTCACCGCCGCCGCCGAGAGCCTGGGCGCGATCGCTCGCTTCGGCCGTCCCATTGCGATCAAGTTCAAGAGGAGAGCCACGGCATGAAGATCGAGCGCTTCCGCGGTCTCGACAACGTCCACACCGAGGACGCCGAGAGCACCCTCTCGCCAGGCGACCTGATCGAGGCCACCGACGTCAACGTCCACAACGACGGTTCTCTGGCCAGCCGCGCCGGCTTCACCGTGCAGGCGACCGGCCTCTACCGCAACGTCTGGGAGGGCAGCTCCCTGCAGCTGGCGACGCTCGATGCCGCGCTCGTCAACCTGTCCGGTGGCACGGTCCTGCACGCCGCGGCCGGCAGCGCCCGCACGTGGTTCGAGGAGCTGCCGGACGGGCGCGTGGTCTACGCCAACGGCGCGACCTCGGGCATCGTGGCGGCCGATGGCGCCAGTCGCGTCGCCTGGGGCGTCCCCGTTCCCAGCGGAGTCGGCTCGGGCGCCGACGTCGCAGGGGCCCTGCCGCCGGGCGGGTACCGCTGGTGCGTCACCCACCGCCGTACCGCCGACGGGCTCGAGGGCGGCCCCGCCTATTCGGGGCGGCTACAGATCGCCGCCGGCGGCATCGCGCTCACCGGGCTTCCCACGCTCGCCGGCCACAGCACCCGCGTCTACATCCCCACCGCCAACGGCACCGAGCACTACCTCGCCGGCACGGCCACCGCGGGGGCGCTCACCCTCACCAGCGCCGCGTCGCGCACGGTGAAGTGCATGACCCACCACTGCAACGCGCCGGGAGCGGACG